TTAACATATTAAAATACCAGTTCATTATGAAATGATATTTAGAAAACATAATAAAAAATATTAAGTATTTAACATATTATATATAAGTATTCAAAGAAAGGAACGGAATTTATTAATCAAATTAATAAATTCCGTTCCTTTCTTTGAATACTTATATATAATATGTTAAATACTTAATATTTTTTATTATGTTTTCTAAATATCATTTCATAATGAACTGGTATTTTAATATGTTTCTAAATATCATTTGATAATGAAATGGTATTTTGATGCAAGAGAGATTTTATATGTATTTGCTGAAAAATTGAAATAGACTTGAGTGCATATATGGGACTTACCAAACAACAACAAGACAACAAAATCGAAATCAAATATGGCATCCATGAAGAAGAACACTACGCAGAAGAAAGGCACTCATACCGAGTGTAAGTTTTGTATGGCTAAACGGACGTCCTTTGGTGCGGTAATGGAGAGTAGCAAGTTGTCTTACGGACAAAAAACCGATAAAACTAAATTACCCTTTTGTAATCAAGCGTGCTTATTGGCGTGGTCGAGGCAAGAAATGCGGATTGACATCGAAAAAAACCTCGCAAATTCGCCGTTTATTACTGCTGATGACTATGCGAATGCTGTTAGGGGAATCAAGCTTTTGAGTCCTGGTTCGCTTGGTTATCATCGGTGCGAGTTTATTATGGTTTCGTTTATGGCTGTTCGTTTAGAAACGTCATTTGACAAAGCACTCCTTTCTCGGAGTGAAACGAAGGCTAAACTTAACGAACGCCGACTTAAAGTCAAGGAGAAATACGGAGAACTGTTGGAGTTGGCGATGACTAACGATGATTCATCAGATATGGTTCGGGGGTTGTCTAATGCGTGTGTGAAATTCAGTAATGATAATATGGGCGAAATTACCGCATTTGCTAAATAATTTACAAAATAGCATCAGGGCTGTCGTCTAATGGATTACTATTTAATGAAGATGTGCTACTACTCGTGGGACTACTACTTAATTTTTTATCTGTTCTCTCAAACATACCTTTTAGTTTTGGGACTTTAGATAATTTATCAGGATAAGAAATAGATAATAGATTGCTCTCGGCTACTAAATCCACGTATCGTTTATAATAAGTCTCTAATACCTTTCTTGGGTCTCCTTCTCTATTCTGTTGGGAGAGATTTAGTATTTTATGTAAGTCTATGGATAGGTTGTAATATTTTTTACTTGTTTCTAATTCGTTCTCCAGATTATCTTGAATACGTAAATATAATTCTATTGAATTGATAATACCAATTGAGAGCGACATAAGGCAGACTATACCGCTGATGTTTTCTTGTTTAACGTATGCGGTTAGGCCTACTGAGGCTACAGAGGCAACTGAAGAGAGAATTATCGTGGGTATTCTAAAGTAAGTGCTTACTTGCTTGTAGTAGAAATATCGCTTCTTGTGATGCTGGGATAAATAGACTGAATTCTCTCTTACGTCATTTAAAATTGTTTCAATATCATGAGACCATAGCATATACTATATGGATATATTAAGCAAAGAGCATGCGTGGGACTGGGGGCATTCTTGGTGTAGGCGGTTCTACTGGCACTTGTTTTTTTGGTCGTGGTGGTTTCGCTTCTTGGTCTTGATGGTAGTGGTGATGGACTTCGGTGATGGTTTGTTTTTTATCCTTAACCTTCTTCTCCGCAGCAGGTTTTTCTTTCTTGATTTTTAATTTGCCTTCTGCCTTTAGTTTCTTGAGTTCCTTAAGTTCGGCGGCTTCCTGAGCATCTGTTTGTTTTTTAGCAGTAGCCTTAACCGATTTAGCGGCTCGTGCTTTCTGCAGTTTATCGGCTGTTCGCTGTTTGCTCTCATCGCTAATAGGCTGTTTGCGGACATATGTCCTCTTGGCTTTAACAACGACATTCTCTTTAGGAAGTGCCTTAAGCACAACATCAACTTCGCAATCACTTTCACTTTCGCTGTCGCTGACTGATTCTTCATCGCTATACTGGGGCATCTTGTATTATAGGCATAGATTAAAATATTTGCCTATAATATATGAGTGAGCGGATTCGTTGCTATACAAGCGGGGACGAGATTAAATATCTCGCAGATATGACGGAGGAGGATAAACCTGAGTTCCACGACATAACTGATGAAGAACTTAACGATATGTTTAAGCATTTGATTCCAGTAGAGGTGGTTGATGACGAGGAGGACGAGACTGTAGAAATACCTGATAATATCGACTACGAGATATACGGCATAGACTGGTATAGGATGAAGTTTCCAGGGTTTGACGAGGAGTATTATGAGATGATGGTTAAATCTGCTAAAGAAGAAAATGCTAAATTAGATGCGAAAGAAGTCAGATTTGAAAAACTCGACTAACAGATAATTTGTTGTTAAAAATAACATATTATACCGAGACCGAGAACACGCCAGAGCCACGCATATCAAGGGAGATAAGCACAGAGTAGCATGCGAAGAAGTCGAGCTGAACGCCGCCAACGTTCGCACCCACGTATGTGCCAAGGTATTGCACGTTAGAGGCGATGGTGCTAATACCGCTGTAGATGGTGGCGGATTTTCCAACAGATAGACCATTCTCGAAGTCGGTTGCGTTAAGGTAAGTTCCAACGTTGCTATTACTGGCTGCTCCTGCTACTGCTACGTTAGTGCCAGCACTTGTGCCAAGGGCGGCGGCAGTAGCGAGCGTGAAGCAAGCCGATTTAGCGGTCTGGGGCTGAACCCCGCCAGTTGCTCCTACACAAGGACCGCTGATGATGGTAGGACCAACAACGCCGTTGTTGAAAGAGCTGCCCTTCTTGAAATCCACGAGCGAGTGGTCGGCAATAAGCATCTCGGCGGTGCTCTCTGCTCCTTTAGAATCTACTATGACTGGGCGGGCAGGGTAAGACTCGGCGTTAATCAAATACTGATACTGGGCGAGTCCTGCGGTTGTGCGATTGCCAAGGGAGTATTTGTCGAATATTCCTACAGTAGCAGCAGGACGATGAATGGCGATAATACGCTCGAGGGATGACATAGAAAATCCAAGATTGGCGGTTAGGCGAGCATCGACACCCGTAGTGGGAATATTGGCACTTGAGTTCATGAATGAAGTAGCCAAGATGTTGTATTTGCCTCCAGTTGAGGCATCCACCTGAGCCTGAGCCATAGGGGAAAGTTCAGTCATCATAGCACAGAGTTCGACATCGGTGAAATCCACCGCAGCACCCTGAGCGACTGGGGACAAGAACATCTCGGCAGCACTATCCAAAGTAAGGCGAATTTGAATACTTGAGAGGGAAAATCCAGGAATGAGACGATGAGGGGTTGTGTTAAAAAGAGGGTTAAGAACAAGTGGGATGCAATACACACGCTCGGCGGCGGCGGCGACACCCTCGCCACGAAGTTGTCCGCCCTGTGTGCCGAGCATCACATTACCGTAGCCAGCCTTCCACTCGTCAGAACTGTCGGTGTCAAGCATAGCAGTCGCCAGGACGTTCCAGTTGTTAATGTCGGCAATCTGTGCTCCAGCGGTGGAAATCTGTAGGCGTTTGATAAATCCCAGAGCTCCACAGCGGTCCAACTGGTATGCCTGAGGGGCTTTCACTTTCATCTTAAGATACATAGAACTCATGTCATAGTAAGTTCCAGCGAGATTTCCCGCGAGGTCAATCTGGATTACCTGCCCGTCGGTGAAAGAAGTTCCGTTGGTGGGGGGAGTTTTCACTCGGTATGAACGAGCAGATACGGCACGGCGTTTAACCTGGTTGTAAGCGAGGGATTCACTAAATACAGCGTCGGACATTATAACTTAAGGTTAGATAAAAAAATTTCTCCTACAGGTTCTTTTTAATCTGGATGATAGAATAAAAAGAAATAAATGGCTATTTATCGTGTTCCTCGCTCCAACGCCTTAAGAACGGGTTTGGCGGCCATATTAGCGAGAGCAAGGCCTGCTCCTGCCTCGGGCATAGCGATGGACGCGACTGCTGTCGCTGGGTCGATGAATTTTGCCCCGATTTTAGCACCTGAATGGACGGCTTTATTCCCAAGTTTTGCTGCTCGGTGAAGACTTTTCGAACCTATTTTTCCAAGCATATATATATATACCGAGATATTAATCTATACATCGCCTAAGCCATCGCCATCATCATCTTCAGTAGCCTTAATAGGATTTTCTTTGAAATAATGTTGAATTGTTCCTAAGTCATATCTAGGGGCTTCGGGTATGTTGATATACTCAAATTTCATGATTATTTGAAGTTCAACACCGCTGTCTATTGCTAAAGGATTGTTTAGATAATCTTCTAATGAGAGGTCTATGCTGTTAATACTGGAGCGATTAATCAAGAACTTATTTACCTCTGGCGGACGGTAGTTGATAATCTCTCCGTAATTACAATTCACAGGTATCCTGACAAAGGTATTGTTTATCACTCCTACACTATTGATGTTGCTTAAGTTGAAGTTGTTAATCTTTAGAAAAATATATGGTGTTGGGATAAAATTAACTGTGCTTGGCATATACACCGTGTATGCTGGGCTGGATGAATATACTATAGGGTAGTCGTATTCGTTTTTGTCAGTCTTACCTGCTCCTATTATCGCTCCGCACGTGGTGGGGCGTAGGTCGTTATTAAATACCTGAAAGCGGAAGGTTGAAACAAAAGAAAATCTAAAGGTTTTTTCATCATATACGCAAGATACGGAATTAGCGGGTGCTACAGTCTGTCCGTTGATATAATCCCTAAAGGTCCAAGCGGAATATATACCCACAGGGAAGGTAATGGTGTATATGAGAACACTTGTCCCGCTTGATGTTAGGATTTGAAATGATAATTTGTTATTGTTCTCCGTGATGTTTGCAATAACGTTAGGCAAGGTCATGCCGATAATGCTGACAAGCATACGGGCTGCTGTAGGACATCGAACGGGACTTGATAAAGCATAACTGTATGTAGGACTTCTGCTTACACAGTTAGTGCTGTCTAGATACAGGGTTGATGACTGGATGTCCGTGTCTAGAGTATAACTCGCCATTTAATATATGTGTATATAATAACCATATGAGCGTTTCTATAATAGTGCCGACGTTTAACAGAGCCAAGTTTAGCAAGTTGATTTCGCTAAACATATCATCACAAGACTATCCTCTGATAAAAGAGATAATTGTTGCGGATGATGGAGATGACCAAGAGAGATTATCGTTAGATGTTCCATATACAGTATTGTATTACCGTGTAGGAAGGATGAGTATTGGTGATAAAAGAAACTTTCTTATTACCAAGTGTGAAGGGGAGTATATTGCTCATATGGATACAGATGACTTCTACTCACCTTCTTTTCTCTCTTCAAGTATTTTTAATTTGATAAAAAGTGGTAAGAATATCTCTGGGAGTAGTGATATGCTTATCATGGATACTACTACAGAAAAAAAATACCGACAGAGGTGTCTTTATCTCGATATGCTTAATGAGGCGACGATGGTCTTTAGGCGGTCGTTTGGATTGAAGCATAAGTTTTCTAATTCTAATTCTGCTGAAGGTATAGCGTTCTTAACTGGCTCGTTAAACGAGATATATGAAACTCCTATAGATGATATTATGGTCTGTTTAGCACACGAAAAAAATACAGTTAGTAAGTCTGCGTGGCTCTGCGACAAATACGAAACAGCCATAGATATGACTAAATATTCTCTCCACGTAATTTTATCTAATGGTATAGTATAATGGGAGAACGACAATATGCACAGCCTGTGCTTACACCAGCACCGCCTCAATTAGCCATTCCTCAAGGGAAGTTTTTTCAAATAGATGAGATGTATTACGAGCCAAAAAATCTTGAGCCTGACCTTGAAGACATCCATAGCAAAGGTCGCACTCTACGCCGACACGGCGAAGGTGTCAATCTCAAAACTGGCTTTGTGGATTCAGGCACACCGCTCTCGTTAGACAGCGGAAGTCTCCAAGTGAATTACCTCTCGTATCTATACCAGCAGAAGACTGGTTATGATGCATTCCATCCGCCACGCTCGGCACAGCAGATGCGGTTTAGTTAGATTTCCCTACATTAAAAAGAATATATTGACTTTATAGTCTTAGATGAATGCCGTTATATATATATGGATAGGTGGGCTTAGAGAAATTTTCACGTCCAGAATTTTCACAGACTGGATACCCCTATATGCCTCTTTTTAGGCATTAACTAATCGGCTTTTCATACTTTGTCATTTTACTTTTGGGAATTTTTTAAAAAAAAGAAGTTATGTAGGTAGAGAGAGTATATAGCCAACAGGGCTTACCTACATAAACGAATAATAAGAACAATTGCCTGAATATGTGAAATTATTGGTGTGTGAATATGTTATATAATTATAAAGAAAGTGTGTGAATTAAGTTAATAAATGGCTTAAAGTTAGCACCTTGTTATATAACATATTATGCCAATCTATACATGCGAATGTTGTAATTATATCTCTGGCATTAAAAGTCATTATACCAAGCATTTGGAGACGGTAAAGCATATCGAGGCTATGGCTAAACCAAAAGAGCCTACTGAGATTGAGGAGTTGTCGGAGTTTGTTTGTGCGGAGATTATGGCTCTCAAAAAGAGCCTCGAAGAATGTAAGCAACAGATTATGGAGTTGAAATATGCCCAGCCTACACATATCGCTCCAACGCAGGCTACCCCTCAGAGTATTGTGATAACTCAGGCTCAACCAGAACCTGTGGAGAAGAAGGCGGACGAGACTAAAAATCCTCGCTACATCGAGAAGCAGTTTGATGAAGACCTGAAGTATAGTGGCACTCCCTGTATCGACGCATTTTTTTCTATTAAGGCAGACAACGTGGTTTTTGATTTTGATGAAGTCGATGATTTAGAGGCTATAGCAGACCAAGGGCATGGATTTGTATTTAATCATATAAAAAAATACATCACGCAGAAGCGTAGCGAAGGGGTAGAGTTGCCATTTGCTTATTACAAGTCGTCGTGGTATATCAAGACTGAGGACGGCTGGAAGCGACAAGAAAAAGTAAATAATAAAAACAAAGAACCTGGGCATTCTGACTACAAGTATGATTACGTGCCTGATAAGTTTTTATTTATTATGAACAATAGATTGATTGCACACCTATGGGACACATTTGGACGTGATTGTCTAATGTCGTTAGACGGGGCAAGAATCCAATCAGAGGTAATCGATAATAAGATTCACAACAGAGATGTGATTAGAGTTCTGATTGAGGCTTTAGAATAATCGCTCTTGATTTAATCCACCGCTGATAGAACTTCTGGTTTAACCACAATTTCCTCTTCTTCCTCACTCTCACTTTCGCTCTCACTTTCGCTCTCACTTTCGCTCTCACTTTCGCTCTCACTTTCGCTCTCAATTTTACCTCCATGTTTCAATTTAAGCCTGTCATATTTTTTTTCCATCTTTTCAAAATCAGCAAGAAGTTCATTCCATTTTTCTATGCCCTCAATATTTTCCTTCCTTTCTGCGTTAAATTTGATAATTATTTCATTACGTTCAATCCTTTCTGCGGTAAATTTGATAATTAGTTCATTACGTTCCTTCCTTTCTGCGGTAAGTTGCTCATTTATTTCTTTCAAATTTTTTTCGTATGCTTTTTTTTCCAAATCACAAATACATTCATAATCATCGTGTCTTACATAGGCAACTCCTGCGATGACACGTGTTGTATATTGATAAGCAGCAGCCATACTTGATGTTTGTTGTGTTGGTAAGTTCCGTCTGTAGCCTCAGGTCTATTTCAATTTTTTGGTTTAATCCAATCCCGCCATATCAAGTTTATACTCTTTCATTAAAGCGGTAAGTTTATTTCTTTTTTTCTTCTCTGCTTGACGTTCATTATCTAGTTTATCAGTAAGAGCATTATATTTTACGACAAGAGCATTATATTTTATGATTACATCGTTTGTTTTCGTTTCTTTCGAAATCGCCTCACGCATTTTGCTATACTCCTTAAACGAAATCGTGATATTCATGGTTGCCATCTTGAGTTATGTAGGTGGAGTAAAAAATATTCTATTTGGTATGTTTCAATTTTTGGTTTAATCCAGAGCAATTACATCAAGAGATTTATCAATAAAGACCATTCTAATATACCACGAGCATGTTTTTGTTTCAGGATTCCATTTGCCGATTGGTGGTGAAACATCAGAATACGTGCTAACCTTATAGATATTTCCGTCATCATCTACAACGAAAGATTGGTTTTTCCAAGTAAGCCTACCGACACGAACAGCCTTCACAAACTCCTCCCTCGCAGGTTTCACAAACTCCTCAATAACATTAGTAATAACAGGTTCGCATTCTTTTTCGGCAAGCGACAAACATTGGACTTTAGACAATTCCAGTTCAGCCATAAGAGAATTATATTTAACCCTCTCTTCACGTAGAGCAGTTTCAAACCCTTGTCCCTTCTTGACTGCTACATTCCAAGCATCAACCATAGTATCCTTCTCCGCCTTAATAAGCGTCATTTCGTCATCAAGTGCATCATATCTCGATTGTATAGCGGTGGCTTTTTTAATAGCACTTTCTTGAAGAGCAAGGGAATTAGCCACTCGTTTATTATCACATTCTAATCGAATAATATTGGAACTTAGTCGTTTCGCAAGAGAAACATTTTTCTCCTTCATATCGGTTAGTCGTTTATCCATAACATCTTTTTGCTCCTTCATGAAGGCGATTTCTTTCTCAAGAATATTAATATGCTCAATCGAGATATTGACGGACATCTTGCTGTTGTGTTGTTGTGTAGGTGGAGTAAAAAATATTCTATTTGGGTTGTTTCAATTTTTTGATTTATTCCAGACGCAGACGCATAGGCTTTGCCGCAGGTTGTTTTTCAAATAGCATTTTAACATACCACGAGCATGTTTTTGTTTCAGCGTTCCACTTACCGATTGGTTTAGCGTCAAGTTTGTATTCATGTTTAGGCTCATAGAGATTCCCATCATCATCCATATAGAAATAATGTTCCTTCCACATTACGCGAACAACGCCAACTGGTTCAACAAACTTTTCTTCCTCTGGGGTGTCAATAACACCAGCAATAACAAACTCCTCTTCCTCTGGGGTGTCAATAACAAATTCATTACAGGGGTCAGCCATAAACCTAGCCAAGGAAGTTTCAATCCCTTCACATTTCTTGACTGATTCCTTCAAAGCATCACCGATAGTCTTCTTCTCTGCCGCAATAATCGTCATTTCGTGATAAAGTTCATCATATTTAGATTGAATTACTGTTGCTTTTTTAATAGCATCTTCCTTGAGAGCATTAGAATCACATACTTGTCTCTCAAGAGCAATATTTTGCTCCTTCATAAAGGCAAGTTCTTTCTCAAGAGAATCAACCGCATCGTGTATTTTAATCATCGCCATCTTGTTGTTGTGTTGTTGTGTAGGTAAGTTCCTTCTGTAGCCTCAGGTCTATTTCAATTTTTCATTTAAATAAATCTCTCTTGTTAATTAAATGGCAAGTATGACAACCAGAAAAAAACAAGAGTTCAAGAATGACGACCAGTATAACACCACAGCAGAGATATGGCAGTCCATCGCAGACTACATACCAAAGGATAAAGTTATATGGGAAGCATTCATGAAAGATAATACTTCCAGCCAATCTGTTGAAATACTTAAGGCGATGGGTTATGACGTAGAGGGTAGTCCGCAAATTGACTTCTTTGTAGAGAACCTCGGCGACATTATCGTTTCAAACCCTCCCTACAGTATCAAGAAGAAGATATTCACTCGTTTGGCGGTGCTCGATAAACCTTTCATTCTCGTATTACCTATTTCTACTATTACAAAACAGTTTATAAAAGTTCTCAAGAGAGAAAAACTACAGATGATAATCCCGTCAGTCAGGCATCAGTTTCAAAAAGCAGATGTAGAGATGTCTCGTTGCTGGTTTGACACTTGTTTCTTATGCTACAAGATGGAGTTGAAGAGAGATATTACTTTTTTATAATCTAACCAGTAGGTATATGCCGACCAAGTCCCAATTAGCAAAACTCAACTCACTCAATTACAATTTAGCAGATGGAGATAAAAAACAGCAGAAGAAGGCGACGAAAAAAATAGGCAAAATGGGATACGAGATTGCATCCACCAGCCGTGGAGTGACGCATTTAAAAAGTTCAAAAGAAGATGATAAGCACCACGTGGTTGTGGTAAAAGGGACGAACCCTACCAACGTGAAAGACCTCATGAGCGATTTTAAATTAGGCATCGGGAAATCTGGGACAGACAAGCAGTTTAAGCATCGCCAGAAAAAAGTGAAAAAGATTTATGAAAGTATTGGCGACGAGGATAAGCATCTAACGGGACATTCCCTCGGTGGGTCAGCAGTTTCCAGTATGATGGCTAAATCTAAATCTATCAGGGAGAACACTAAAACAGCAACCGCATTTAACACAGGGTATAGCAAGGCGTTTGACAGCGAACTCAAGAAGGGATTAACCTCTGTCGATAAAAAAGAAATAAAAAGTAAATTAACTCATCATCACCAAAAAGGAGATGTAATATCAGCATCTCTCACGGATACTGCTATAGGCAAGGTGAAGACACAAAAGAAAGCGAGTTCGTCAGCACATAGCCTAACAAACTTCTACAAGGATAAAACTATTCCAAAACCAGAGAGCGAACCAGCATCAGAACCTGACGAATAATATCTCCTTATAGTGTATATGCTGAAGATTACCGAGATAAAAAACGACAAGATGAGTGTGATGAATACGCCGAATAATTTAGACAAACCGCTTACGAAAGATGACCTCGGTTGCCTACCTAACTATAGCGGGTTTAGTATGATGGTTGTAGGGAGTTCAGGTTCGGGAAAAACCACTCTGCTGTATAGTATGATGACGAAGCCGAAAAAAGACGGCAAAGCCCAGTCATACAAGAGGCTATTCGATTATATTTATATCATCAGCCCTACGCTCGGTGGTAAATCCATGAAAAAAGATAAATTCGCCAGCATCCCTGACGAGCAAATCTACCGAGAACTAACTCTTGAGGGTTTGACAGAACTGGAAGAGCAGATATACAAGAACCGAGAGGACGACCTTAACTCTATTATTATTATGGACGATATTGGAAGCCAACTTAGAAGGAACGCCAAGTGTGAAAAAAAACTCGTCCAGATGATACAGAACAGGCGACACGCTTTCTGCAGTTATATTTCGTTAGTCCAGAAATTCAAAGATTATCCCGTCGGCATACGAAACAATTGTTCTCATCTGGCGTTTTTCCGCCCCAAGAACCGAATGGAGTCTGATTCAATTACTAATGAACTGATGCCGTTTGACAACAAGAAGAACGCCCAACTATTATCGCATGTATTCGATGATGAAAAAAGTAAGTTTCCATTTATGTATGTTGATATGTCGCTAAAGCATAGTAATCGATTTCAATTTTTTAATGGGTTCAATCCTCTGATGGTTTCAGATGAGTAGATTGTTTATCAAGGCATCTCTTGGTCTTGTGATGCTCTTTCATATCCTTAACAATAGCATCACAAAACTCGCATGATTTCCATTTTCCAGTTTCGAGTTTTTCATCTTTGGGGATTTTATTACGTGGCAGGATGAGCGACATATCACAACGCATTTCCTCACGCTGGATGACCTCAGTATTACGCAATTCCTCAATTAATTCGAACAAGCGGTCGTCGTCTCCAGTAAGGAGATGTGCTTGAAGTTTGTCGATTACACTCATAACCTCCTCTGCTTCATCTTTGGCTTTCTGGCAAATAGGCATCTTGTGTTGTTGGTTGATGGAGTAAAAAATTATCTATTTGGTTTGTTTCAATTTTTTGGTTTATTCCTCCTCCTGCGTAATCTCCTCAAGCAACTCCTTTGCTTTGTAATACCTCCACAGATTAACTACTTTCACAATTCCATATCCTTCCCAGTCGCCACATTCCTCTTCCCACTTGCTAATTACTTCTTCCTCCATCGCCAAATAGATGGTAAGGTTGTTGTTGATAAAGTCCTTACACTCACAACTTGTCTTGTTAATAGTATTGTATTCATCCTGCAGAAACGCCTCTTTACACTCGTCATTATCGCCATCGTCTTCTTCGCCGTCGTTGTAATCAACGGCTCCACCGCCGTTGTAATCAAAAGAATACACTCGCCACGCCTCCTTCACTTCGTCCTCAAATTGGGTCATGATGTAGTCCATTTGTCTTGTTGATGGAGTAAAAAATATTCTATTTGGTTGATTTCAATTTTTTGATTTATTCCGTCTCATCGTCGCTATCCATATTGGTATATGAAAGTCCTGCTAGGCGGCGCTCATTTTCTACCTCACAGATTATCTCCAACGCCTCCTTGCCCCAGCCTTTGTCATGCATTTTCTCGATTAACTCAAGCATCTTTTCAAATTGCGAGTCAGTCAGTTTGTGTGCTTTGAGTGCGTGGATTTGTTCTTTAATCCACGGCCGATGCTCCAAGTTAAACTCAACGACAGCGGTCTCCTTATGGCAAGATTTGCTTTGCGAGTTAGGTTTGCTTTGCGAGTTAGTCATTTTGTTTGTTTGTTGTTGTGTAGGTGTCATCATCAAGTAGCATTAGGTCTATTTCAATTTTTTGGAAAATACCTATCAAATCTCTCTTACATCAAAAAACTATTTAATCTAACCCAATAGTATATGCCTCCAAAACTATCTCAAAAGCAGACGGTAATAGTCAATATCGGCGACAAGGTCATTAAGAAGAAAAAACGTAAGCGTCGCAAAAAAACCACAGCACGACAGGGTGCGGGTGTAGCATATCCAGCCAACCAGCAGACATCTGCGTTCGTAGCCCAAGCCCAGCAAATAACTTTAGCACAGTCGGCACAAGCACTCCAATTACAATCTCTCGCCAATAGACAAGGACATAACAATTTAATAACAGATGGACGTGATAGTGAAATAAAACGCATAACAGCCGAGCGAGACCAAGGACTAAAACTATTAGAACAACAGCGTTCCGCCCAAGAGGCACTACCACCAGCACGACCATCGTCAGCACCAGTAGTTGCAAGTTTTAGAGATATGTCGGCACAGCCAGACGTGCGTCCAGAGTTTCAACGAGAACAAGCAGAACGAAAGCAACGAACGCGTGGTGTAGGTTTCGCCCAACCAAACCGCCCTACATCAGAATTATCTAAATTAGAAAAACAAGAACAAGAACAAGAACCATATTTTGAACCACCGCCAGCATTTAGACCAGATATTGCTGAAAAACACAAAAAAGAAAAAGCGGAGGCTGAAGAAGAAACAAGAAAAATTAGACAATCAACCGAGGCAGTAATAGGCTTTTCAGCCGCTGTAGATGAGAGAGAAAAAGCAGCCAAAGGGATGGCTGATGCTTTAAGATTATCAAGAGAAGCAAGAGAAAAATCAAGACAAAACCGAATTAGACGTGAGGAAGAAGATGCCGAAGCAAGAAGAAAAGAGTTAGAACGCATGGCTCGCCCAACACGTCAGCCATCACCACCGCCAAGCTTAAAGCAAGTTGAAAAACAAGAAACTGTTGAGTTTCTTAAAGCAGAGGAGGCAAAAAAAATAGATTTAGCCCCACCAGTATTACCAGAGAAAAGGCAAAGAGCCACTAAAGAAGAGATGAGAATAAGAAGAGAAAAAGAAGCAGAGAATTTTAGTCAAAAACGGGAGACTGTATTAATGGCTGACGCAGAATATACTCAGAGACAAATAGCACAAAGACGTGCGGAACTACCGCCACCGCCACCGCCACCGCCGCCGCCACCGCCAATACCGCCGCCAATACCGCCGCCACCGTCATCTCAAAAACTACCACCACCGCCATTAGCACCGCTTCAACTCGCAACCTCAACATCAGCAGAAACAGTTAAATCGCCATTAAGTCCAGGACCAAGAACTTTATCAAGCCCACTCGAACTCGCAGAAAAAAAATTATCATCTGGAAGAGATACATTAATGACCGAAGACCAAAAAACCGCCCAAACAGTATTATCATTAGCAACTGATGCCGAGGCTATGTTGGAGCAACAAAAAAAAGCAGATGAAAAATTCAAACAAAACGAAGCACGATTAGAAGCCGAAGCAATAATAAAAGCAAATGCAAGACAGGAATTAAAAGATAAACAGCAAGCACTATTGGAAGGAACAATACAAAGCAGAAGGGATGCTTCTATGGGAAGACGTGAAATAGAAAGTATTAAATCACCAGCACAACTGGTAAGAGAGTCTCAAGACTTAACTGATGAACTATTCGGAAAACCAGCAAATGCCCCTACACAATCTCCATTAGTGCCAAAACTTGCTCCAAGGGAGGAACGTGAATCAAGAATGTCATTAGATTTAGCAGAAGCACCACCATCAAATCCAAGTATTAAACCAACTCGTCTTAAAGTAAGGGCTCAAGACCTCGAATATGGAGAGGCCGCTAAAATTAAATATACTCGTCGAAGACCAACCGATAAATCGCCCCCTCCACTCGCTAAAGCACCCGCTCAAAGCCCCAAAGCACTTTCTCGAAGTGATGTTAATATGAGGCTCAGAACGTTGTCAGAAACTGATATAGCAATAGCCAACCCATCGCCAGCATTTACCGCAGCACTTAACAAACCAGTCAGCTATCGACCATTAGGCACGGCAGTAGGACGACACCCATTAAGAACAGGAGCATTTTATGAGACCCCGCTCGGCGAACCAGGAGGTGCTGCCGAAGACACAGGACTGAGTTTATAATCTAAACCTATTATAGATGGACCAATTCAAAATCCTCGTTTTTCACCCTATTTTCAGCGAGAATGCATTTTGCTTATCCAATCGTTTAGGCATAGATGTGCTTAATGATTTCTCTCCTCAAGAAGGATTCACTTATCTTATTTTTGGAGCACACGACCAAGCAATCAACCTGTATAACATCCAGCGACAAATTAAAAACATCAAATACATAATTATCAATACTGAACCTCCCCAGAGCAATCATTTAAGGAATAAATATTTTTTATCAATCATGAAAGAGAATATCGTATGGGATTATCACGATATATCGAGAGAATATCTTGAGAGCCTTGACATCAGAGTATATAGCAAATATTTTCCAGAGTTCGTATATACGCCGTCTGATGAGCCAAGGGTAATCGACATCTTGTTTGTGGGGAGCAAGAATGACCGCCGAGTCGGCGTGGAGAAGAAATTACGAGAGAGATATTCAGATAAAAGAATTGAGTTTCATATGGACTGGAAGCATTCTAATCAAGCAGATATGCGGAAACTCCTACAGTCGGCAAAAGTGGTCTTGAACATCCCCTACTACGATAGTAATATTTTGGAGACACATCGAATTCATTTTGCTATGGCGTGTGGGTGTGAAGTAGTGAGTATGTATAGCGGACATGGCCCAGCAGATAGTTTTTATGGACCATACGTGCATTTTTGCCACGACCTATTCGAGTATTTTGACAGCGAGGATATGCTCCCACAGCATATGACCGAGCAGAAGAGAAAATACCCAGACCTTATTAATACCTTAATGCCCCTCATTAAGCATAACAAATGGCTATTAGAACAACTCATAAAAAACTAAATCTAACCCTATAGTAAATGTCGTTTCAAACCAACATAGCAGGATGTCCGCCGTGTAATAATTTCACATTCACCACTACCTCTGTGTCGGCAAATAGCGTCAGTTGTGATAATCTCTCTGCTACTAATGCGAGCATCGTGAATCTTACCACAACTACCTTTAGCCCAGTAAATATAAATACCAGTCTTATTGTCGCCGACGATATACACGCATCAAATATTTCTGTGACGACAATCAATAGCAGTCTCTCGACAACGGTGGATTTAATAGCGACTAGTGGAACTGTTAATACACTTTTTTCAGGCACATTGAATGTCGTGGGACTAGCAGAAGCAAATCAGGTTAATTGTGGAACATTAGCCTCGGCATATATCATTAATCTTTCAACTATCACGACAGACCGAGTTTTAGCAAATACTCTAAAAGGAAATATATCTGAAAATCTTATAGCTGGCGTAGGAATTAATTTATCGACTGTTTCAGGAATTACTACCATAACCAATACTGGAATAGTGACAGACCCTCTCACGATAGGAACGATTAACGTCAGCAATTTATCATGCGACCAATTTCACGTATCAAATATATCCTTGGACGGCACACTCGGCGGGAATACAGCAAATCTCTTATTAGGCAATATTTTAACTGTTAATAGTTCAAGCGTGAATACTGAAAACCTAAGAATAGAGGATTCTGCGAATACAAACTTCACAAACGTTGTCAGAGGAAATAACATTACAAATTTTATCGGAACTTATGATTCCACACCAAATGATTATAATTTTTTCACAAAAGTTTTTACCAGTAATCAGCCAATTTTACAACTTTTGGGAGCAGATGATAAAGTAGTCGTAAATAAAAACTTATCAACCCAATCAATAGACGCCACAGCAATTCATTGCACTGGTCAAACACTAACTGCTATTTTATCATCTGATATAATAAACTCAAATTATGAGATGTATATTAATGACCGAAATGGAACAACAGCAAAAACTCAAATACATAGATTAACCGATTCTTATGAGATGTTTAACCCAACAACTGAGGGGCCATATAAGTTTTATACTGGCGTAAATGTAGGCACACCACAACTTGAAATAAACAGTTCTGGAATAAAAGCAGACATATCGCAAAATATTCAAGCAGGGACTGGGATAAGTTTATCTACGGTAGGCGGAGTAACTACAATCGGTAATACTGGAACAGTCACCGACCCATTAAATTTAAATACCCTCAACGCCAGCACAATCAACTCAAGCAATATAAACAATGCTTCGACCATAACAACATTCGATTTAAACGCAACTAATATTGGAGCCAATTTGGTCGCCGCCGCAGATGTAGTAGCATCGACAGCAACGGCAGGGACAACCAACACCAGCACGTTCAACGGTTCAACCGTCAATAGTAGCCATATATATAATTCATCAACTATAACGACGGCGGCACTAATCTCTGATACAATTCATGCTTCAGGAATTACGTCATCTCAAACAATTATCGCAAATAATATATCAGCATCTGGTAATATTATCGCATCAACTTTGACCGCAGATATAAGTTCAAATCTCGCAGCTGGTTCTGGTATAGCACTATCAACAACTTCTGGCGTTACAACAATAGAATCAACTGGTGGATTATCAACTAGCACTCAATACGCTTTTCAAGTCACATCAAATTTAAACAATAATCAATCTATAGTCGCAGGGTCTACTCCAGTCTTTAACGCAATCGAAATATGTGTTCCATCTACATCAGCATATAACACAGCAGGATATTACTATACATGCCCTGTAGCAGGACTGTATAAGTTTGGATTGAAAGCCTTTATCAACAGTGATGTGGATAATTTTAGATTGGCGATATTTAAAACTGGCGGAATTCTAATGGGTATGGGTGGAGCAGGGTCTGAGGCAAGTGAAGCATTTGAAGTAATAGACCAGATGGCTGCTGGCGATACTGTTAATATTGGTTGTATAACTGGTCAAGCTCTAGTTTATATGGCACCAAAACATTCATGGTGGTATGGACATTTACTACAACCAGAAAATAATACTGTAGGCATCACAACAGACCTAACCGTAGCAGACTTAAACGCAACTAATGTGGGAGCGGCATTAGTAGCAGCCGCAGATGTAGTAGCATCAACGCTGACGGCAGGAACAGTTAATGCGTCATTTCTAAATGCCTCAACCGTTTTAGCGGGAACAGATATATCCGCAACATTAGCGGCAGGGACAAATATCTCTCTACTAACAGACCCCACATCAAAAATAACAACCATCAGCACCATAGCTCCAGGATTATCACACCCACTTAATATATCAAATCTTAATGTTTCTGTAGATGCGAATATATCTACTCTAAACGTCCAAACACAAATGACCGCAACTAATGCGAGTTTCACAAACATATCGGCATCAGGCACCATAACAGCAAATCTATTAGGAGCAACAGATGTAGTTTCGACAACATCGTATGCTGGTTTTATGAATACCTCCGTATTAAATGCGTCAGTCATTAACAACTCAACCATCAATACATCACAAGCGAATATGCTTAATGCTTCTATGTCGCAAACCCTCGAGTTTGCCGCAGGTGCTACACTCAAAATGGATAATAGCACAGGTGATAGTGTATTTTTATATAACGACGCAACCAGATTTAATTATGGAACACTCGCAGGAAACACCGCCAACATTAATTTTGGCGTTGGTTATAACGCATCAACTATTCAAATAACAGGAGGGAACGTGGTCAATATGGAAAACACAGCAGGAGTTAATATTTCAAATGTATCTATTAATAACGCCAGCATAACCACAGCAGAAATAGTAAATCTTTCTTCACCTCTCGTGGGAGCATCACGATATTATTCTCGTAGGCAAACCTTCACGCAAACACCAGGAAACACAAACCAAAATTTTTATGCTAATTACGACCTCTTAGTTGCAGACAACCCGCACGTAACTTGGGCTACTCCAAACAACGCTACTGGCGGAGCAAATACTGGTTTTATAATTCAAACCGCTGGGAAATACAGAATAGAATTCACATTCGTCGCTCATAGTATATCTTATAACAATCGCATCAATTGGTATACTCGGTTATTTAAAAACGGCGTCACATTCGACTCAGACCAATATGTAACTTTTATTTACACTCGTGGCGACCAAACCAGTTACGCACAGTGGGGAAGTGCGAACACATTCTGTATCGTGACATTGGCGACAGGTGATTATATCCATACCAGAACCAATATTGCGAAAAATAGCCCAGTTTTCAACAACGATTGGACGGGAGTTGAAGCCGCTTGGGGCGGAACGTGTTCTTTTGAATATCTTGGAACTTAATATATGCGTTCAAGAATAAAAAATAATATGTTCTTAATGTATATATGGAAGCAATCCTTAAGAAGAAAACATTTTCACCAAACACCGAACGAGTATATGCGAGTATCATCAAACGTTTAGGAAAACTTGATTTTAAATTTCCAGATAAAAAAATTGAGAAGGTTGATTATATTAAGGAGTTTTTTGAGAAGAATGGATTGGATAAAGCATCCACTCGGTTGGATATGCTTAACGTCATCATCGTCCTACGGACAATCGAGGAGTTGCCTGTTGATAAACTAAAAGACTATCGTGGAAATCTTTTTCAAGAGAGATTAAACAAGAATGTAGAGAAACTAAACACGCTAAAAGAAACTCTTATGTCGGCAACAGAATATCGTGAAGAACTCATGAAGGCATTTGAGGCTGGCGAATGGAAGAAATTCATCGTTGGTTATTTGATGCTTTCATATGGAGTCCGCAACAAAGACGTAGATGTGGAGGTGGTAAAAGACAAGAAGGAGATGACTGACCCCAAACAGAATTATATTTTTGTTCGTGGTAAGAAGGCGACGTGGGTGCGAAATGATTACAAAACAGTTAAAAAATATGGAGTGAAGACAGAAGTCATAACTGACCCCGAGTTCATTAAGGCGGTAAAGGCTCACGGAGTAGGACGGCTATTTCCAGAAGGCAAACTAAACTCTAAACTACCTAAACTACTCATCAACAAGATGCTCGAGAGCAAGGTATTCAAGATGATAATTGACGAAGCCTATGTAGCAAAAAATACAGAGGAGATTAACCGCCTTAGCAAGAGCCGTGGCACGAGCATCGCTACTATCAAGGGCTTTTATGACCTTAACGCTACAGATGATGTTATTAAGGAGTTGGCGTAGGTTATTTTCTATCTATATGGTATAGATGTGTGCTTTAACTGACCGATATGTATATGTGAGCGGGGCTAATTCTACTGTCGCAGCCGACGAATTATCTATTAAAATAGATTTAGGACCTATTATGGAGCGTGTGCCCTACACTATGGTGGAGGTTATATCTGCGTCGATGCTTACCGCAACTGACACGGAAAATGTGTATGCCATTAAGACACAGGAAATAGCGATGAACGGCTATAATGCAGGGAATTCTGGCTCATATTTAGGCACAATTTATAATGTTGATACAAACCTTAGCCACGGACCAGCAAAGCAGTCATATGTTCTTAATAGAGATGGAGCAAAATTAGTCTTTGGAGGACAGACCAGATTTTTAACCATAGTAGTAGAATTTGCTACTGGTGTAGTAAAATCATTAGACGATATAACAGACTTAACGATGTTGTTAAAGTGTTCTTACCCACGAGTAGGAGAGATACAAGAGGAATACCGTAGCCAAATGAACATATAATCTCTCTTAATATATAATGGAGTTCATCTCTTTAGATAAGTCAAAGAGAGATGGTAAGAGATATGTTATTGTATTTGATAATCCAAAACGAACCATACACTTCGGTTCAGACGTAGGCACTACCTACATAGATGAGGGTGATAAAGAAAAAAGAGAAAATTATATTTCTCGGCATAAGGTTAATGAGGACTGGAGTAAGGTTAATGCTGGGTCGCTTTCACGATACTTGTTATGGGGTAAATCAAAAAATATTAATAGAAACTTGAGAGATTATTTGGAGAGATTTGACATCTCACGGTAAGTTATTCGTCATCTTCTACAGCACAGCAATCGCATCCCTCGTCATCGCACTTTTCAGCACCGCTATGACACTCTTCACAGATGTATTCACCACGAGAATTGCACCAGTATTTTTCGTCGTCTTCGGTCAAGCCACAATCGCACTCATCGCACTTCGGCAACTCTTCATCAGACGGCACTCCACAATCCACACAATACCATTTATCTTCATCACCGTCTTGGTCGAACACACACAGGTCATGTGCTTCTGAGTCCCGAATAATAGCAATCTTACAAGTGGAGCAACAGAATACCACATCAGGCTCAGTCTTCGGCGGTGTCCATTTATGCTCCTCCAGAGTGATAGGGTCGAACCACGTCCCGCAACGGTAATCACCGCAATCACAGTTGCCCGTAGTGTGTCCGCAGTTGAAACAGTATGGCTCAGTAGCCCGCCAGTCATCCTCGTCATCAGGGTTATACCGCCCCATCACGCCAAGGTCGTCATAGATGATGTCAGAGGTGGATGCCATATTTGATTTCGATTTTGTTGTCTTGTTGTTGTTTGGTAAGTCCCATATATGCACTCAAGTCTATTTCAATTTTTCAGCAAATACATATAAAATCTCTCTTACATCAAAATACCAT